ACGCATGGGTTTATGGTAACGCAAGGGTTTATGGTAACGCAGAGGTTTCTGGTGACGCATGGGTTTATGGTAACGCAGAGGTTTCTGGTGACGCAACATCTACAAAAAAAGTTTTTACATTAAATTTTGTATGGAATTTAACTTTAACTGATCTACATATAAAATATGGATGCGTTCAAAAAACATTTCAAGAGTGGCGACATTGGTTAGATTCTGATGAGGAATTTGAAACTAAACGCACATGTAAAAAATTTGAATTAATTAAAATGAGTTTAGAATTAGCATTAAAACAAGCAGAATTATGAAATTAATAATATTAATTAGCAGTTGGGTAATCCTGACTGCTAGTACTTTCAAAAGCACATGGTATGGTAAAGCTTTTCATGGTCAATATACATTTTCAGGTGAAGTATTTGATATGAATAAATTAACGTGTGCTTCTAACCACTTTGCAATAGGTACTAAACTAAAAGTGATAAACTTAGAAAATAAAAAGAGTGTTATTGTAAGAGTTAATGATCGTGGTGCTATGGATAGATATATTATTGATTTATCACAAGGAGCATTTAAACGAATTGCTAATTTAGATGTTGGAATAATTAATGTAAAAGTTAAAATAATAAAATAATTATTAAACATGAAGGTAAGTAAAAGAAAAGCAAATAGGAATAGATTGTACTGGTTGTATATTAAGAATTTCGGTAAGCAACAGAAAATATTCACGTTTGAAATGTTTTTGAAAATTAAATTACTATGAAAAAATGTTTCGGATGTAAACGTAACTACCCATTGTTTTTATATCACATAAACGACTCTAAGTATCAAAGGGAAGCTGACAAAGGTGTAACTATAGAATGTAGATTATGTACGTTTAAAAGAGCTAAAAAGCACAAAGGATTAATGCAGCGTATAAACGGAAAGTTTGAGTTTGTACCAATGAGTAGAATAGAGATAATTAAATACGTACTGAAACGATGAGAAATATAGAGTTAATAGATAAGGTTGTTTATGAAGCAAGAGTTCTTGAAAGTAAAACTGGAGGATGTAAAATATCAATTACGCTGAATAGCGGTCAATGTTTACAAATAATAGAAGATTTTACAGGTGTAGACTTTAAAAAAACAGGAGTAAGTGATTTTAAAATGTATGGTTTTAGTGTTTATCCTTCTGATTTTTTAGAACATAATAGTTTTCTTGTAGGTATAGAAAGTTTAGTATTTGGATATAATCCAATATAAAAATAAATTAAATATGTTTTAAATAAATGATATGCCCTTCATGTGAACAAGAAAATAGTTGTGGTTGTAAATCATGTGCAGAAAGACCAGCTGAATTTAAAAGAAACATAATGAAAGGAGATACAATTCAATGTGGTTATTGTAACTTTAAAAGCAGTCACGATGTGTGGTTAGATTATGAATTCAGTCAATATGATAAAAACAAATTAAAAGAATAAAAAATGAATGAAAATAAAAAAAATACCATGAATAATATATTTAGAGCTTGTCTATTAATGCAGTCAACTCTTCATAGATTAGAGAATATTCAAGGAGAAGTGCCATTTGTTAGAGAAAATAAAGCAAGGCTAAATAATACTATTAAATGGTTAGAAAGTATAGTTTGTGAGCTTACAGAAAATTTAAGTATTGCAGAAGCAAATGAATATATACAATTAATTGCAAGTATTGATAATTTTGCAGAACAAATAGAATTAGAATTTTAAACCAATAAATAAACATGAAAACACAAGGACAATTAATCGTAAAAAACGATGAGCAAGTAATTACTGAAAAGTTTACTAAAAGGGATTTTGTAATAAGAACAAACGACAAATATCCACAGGATATTCAATTTCAACTTTCACAAGGAAATGTAGATTTAATTGATGCTATTCGATTAGGTGAACAAATAGAAGTTGAGTTTAATTTACGTGGTAAAGAATATAATGGACGTTATTACGTTACATTAGATGCTTGGAAAATATCAATTCAACAAGGTAGTACACAAACATCACAACCGCTACCCATACAAATGGCACAAGAAAGTAAAAATGAATCACAAGATCTGCCTTTCTAATGAACAAAGCAAGATTAACAAAAAATAGACTCACAATAAACTGGACGGGTATAAGTAAAATTATACCTGTTCAATTTGCTGAGATATCATACAAAAGATTTAAATTTAGAGAAAATCGAAAAGGAGTTTTTAACAATAAAAAATATATAAATGAAGAAATTGATTGAATTAGGCACAAAACTATACGGTAAATTTGATTTAGATAAATACATTACAAAAGATAAAGAATACATTGTAATTGATTTTAATAAAGAAAGTATAATATATCTAGCTGATAATGGACACAAAATGACTGTTAATTATAATAATATAAGTGATTATTTTGATTATAATATAATAGAAATACCAAAAAAAGATTCAATTGTTGAAAGCGTAGTTAATAAATTTCTTCAAAGAAGTAAAGTAGGAATTGAAAAGTATGGTACTACTTTACATGAAAACAATTCAGACGATTTTATTAACCACGCTATGGAAGAAGCAATGGATTTTACTTTATATCTTCAAAAATTAAAGAGTCAACAAAATACTTCTACTAAAAATAATGTATTAGTTTGGGCAGAAGATAAAAATCTTATACATAATACAAATATTTGGATGCAATATTGGAAATTACAAGAAGAATGTAACGAATTATACAAAGCAATGTTAGATGATAACAAAGCAGAAATAATAGATGCACTTGGAGATATTAGAGTAGTTATTACAATACTTGCTGCACAATTAGATTTAGATATAGATGCTTGTTTTGATATAGCTTATAACGAAATAAAAGATAGAAAAGGAGTTACAAAAAATGGTACTTTTATAAAAAAATGAAAATAATTGAAAACATATCATATTCTCAACTATCAATAGCTAAATACTACGGAGGTGCTAATATAGATGGTGTATATTACCACTATTGCAATCAAACGGATAGATTGATAAGATATGATTATTGGAAGCAATACAAACGTTTAAACAAACGTTTAAACAAACCTATAAAAAACGAAGAAAACAACCAGTTAAATCTAGAATTATGACTTTAGAACAACAAATAGAACAATTGAAAAAAGACCTTACAGGTAATCTAATGCAAGACATAGATACACAAGGCAAAATTTACGAACTAAAAAAACAAATAGCAAAACAACAAGGTATAACAGTAGATGTATACGATAGTAACAACAATGAACAATGTGATTCATGCGGTAGTTAAATAAAAAACATTATATTTATACTTTCATTCATAGATTTAGTTTTAGCCCTTACATTAATTTGTAAGGGTTTTTTTATTTATATTTGTTAGAATGAAAACACAACGAACATTTAAATACTACTACATAGAAAACGAATTCTATAAAGGTGGAATAGAAATAATAATATTTTTAAACTAATATGAAAATAGTTAATATAAAAGAGGTTAAAACAAACCCAAAAAATCCAAGAATAATAAAAGACGATAAGTTTAATAAACTTGTAAAGTCTATTAAAGACTTCCCTGATATGCTTAATAAAAGACCTCTAATAGTGTTTACGGATGTAGATGGTAAATATGTTGTATTAGGTGGTAATATGCGATTAAAAGCGTGTAATGAATTAAAACTAACTGAAATTCCAATTATACTCGCAGACGAATGGACGGAGGAACAAAAGAACGAATTTCTAATTAAGGATAACGTAGGTTTTGGAGAATGGGACTGGGACGATTTAGCAAATGAATGGGACGCTGAAAAACTTACTGAATGGGGTTTAGATATACCAAACTTTGAAACTGAAACACATTTAGAAGCAAAAGAAGATGACTTTGACGAAACTCCACCAGTAGAGCCTATAACTGTATTAGGAGACCTTTACGAAATAGGAGAGCATAGGTTGTTGTGTGGAGATAGCACTCAAACAGATTCATTTAAAAAATTAATGAATGGAGAACTTGCTGATATGGTTGTAACCGACCCACCATACAATGTAGCCTATGAAGGTAAAACTAAAGACGCTCTAACTATTGAGAATGATTCAATGGGTAATGAAGATTTTTATAAATTTCTTTATGACTTCTATTCTGCACTTACAACTGCAGTAAAAAAAGGTGGTGGTATTTATATATGGTTTGCAGATGTTGAAATAGTTAATTTTGCAAAAGCATTTAAAGATGCTGGTATTAAATTAGCACAAATGTTAATTTGGAAAAAACAAACATTGGTAATGGGAAGAAAAGATTATCATTTTAACCACGAGCCTTGTTTATATGGTTGGATTGAAGGAGAAGCTCATAAATGGTATTCTGATAGAAAACAAACAACAGTTTTAGAATTTGATAGACCATCAAGAAATGCAGAACATCCAACTATGAAACCAATCGAATTGTTTGCTTATCAAATAGGTAATAGTTCAAAGGTTGGTGATATTGTTATTGATGCATTTGGTGGTTCAGGAACTACAATGGTAGCTTGTGAACAATTAAAAAGGAAATCAAGAATAATAGAGTTTGACCCTAAATACTGCGATGTAATAGTAAAGCGAATGATTAAACTTGACCCTACTTTATCAGTTAAGCGTAATGGTGTTGAATGCAAAAAAGACTTTGAATAATGGCATACGACAAGAATAAAATATTCGAACAGGCAAAAGAAATGATAACTAAGCATAAACTATTCTTTATTGAAGATATAGTTTCATTTCTTCCATGCAATAAAACAACTTTTTATGATTTTTTCCCAGTTGAATCGAACGAATTGAACATACTAAAAGAATTACTTGAATTAAATAGAGTTGAATTAAAAGTATCTATGCGTTCAAAATGGTATAAATCAAATGCTCCAGCACTTCAAATGGCATTAATGAAATTAATAGCTAGTCCTGAAGAATTGCGTAAATTATCTATGCAATATGTTGAAAGTGAAAATAACAATGTAAATAGTGTAAAAATAGAGATTATAAGACCTGATGAAAGCGACGATAATATTTGAGAAAAATTGGAATGCTATTCAAGAACAAAATAAAGATGGATCTAACAAATATAGATACGTTATAAATGTAGGAAGTTCACGTAGCAGTAAAACAATATCTTTAATTCAATTACATCACTTATACGCATTACAGAATCCAAATAAACGTATGACTATTTGGAGAGATACAAAGCATGATTGTAGACAAACAATACTACAAGATGCTATTCGCTATCTACGTGAAAATAATATGTATCAAAAAGGATTTACTTTGAATAAAACGGAAGGTAAATTTTTCTATAATAACTTTTCAAGTGTTGAATTCTTAGGTACAGATGATGAAGAAAAGATACATGGACTTACACAAGACTGTTGTTGGGTTAATGAACCTTACAATATTTCACTAACTACATTTAACCAATTAGATCAACGTACTAGTGACTTTGTATTTATTGATTACAATCCAAAAAAAGGTCATTGGGTAGAAGATTTAATGAAAGATAAAAGAAGTCTTATAATACACTCTACATTTAAAGACAATCCATTTTGTCCAGCTGAAAGTAGAAATAAAATACTTTCTTACCAACCATTAGAAATGTGTGAATCTGTTTTAAATAACGTTTTAAACGTTTCTGAAGCATTTTCGTATAACTTTGAACAAAACATTAAGCAATTAAATAAAAATCAAATTATAGAGCTTCAAAGATGTTTAGATAACGAAAACAAAAATAGTGCTTCAAAATTTAATTGGGAAGTTTACGGACTTGGTTTAAAATCTGAAAAACCTAACAGAATATTCAAATGGTCAGAAATAAGTGAACATGAATACCATCAACTTGATGCACCTGTTTATTATGGTTGTGACTGGGGGGCTGTTGATCCATGGGCTGTTGTTGAAGTCAAATATTATGACGGTACTATATACGTACATGAAAAGAACTACGATAGTGAAAATATTATTAGAGAAAAGTTACAATCTAACCAACGTAATGAAATAACAAACTACGAGCTTTCTGAAGGAGTAAATGAAGGTATAGTTATTTATATGTTTAAAAAGTTAGGTATACTAGAAGATAGACCTATTATATGTGATTCAAATAGACCTTTAAAAATAGCTATGCTTAGAAGATTTGGTTATGATAGCCATGTTGCATACAAAGGTACTATTATAGATAGGATTGACTTAATGAACAATATTAAGATATATTATACTTCAAGTTCTAACAATATTAAGCATGAACAAGAAAACTATTCACGTAAAGTTGATAGGCACGGAATTACGTTAGAAGAGCCTGAAGATAATAATAACCATACAATGGATGCTATATCTTATGTTGTATTACATTTACAAAGAGAAGGAGTGTTAAGGGTATTATAGATTTACCCCTAACAATTCATTTATTTGTTTATCTTCAAATCCAGCATCTTTTAATGTTTTAATGCTTTCAGTTAGTAATTTGTTTACTCGAGCTTTCTCAACTTGATTTTCTTGTAGTACTGGAATATGTGAATAATCTAGTTCTAACCATTCAGTTTTACCATCTAAGTTAAACATTGTGGAATGGTTCATAGCTATTTCTTCAGCTTCAGGAATAATAGTACTTTGATATGTTTGTTTTAATGCTTCTTTTTGATTCTCAAAAGTTGCTCCTTTGGTACTAGCAAACAAATCTCTTTTTACTCCATAAGCATCGCATATTTGACAAAAATCATTTTCATCCTCTTCAAATAACATTAAATCTTTTGTTGGGAATGATATTGATTGCCATTTAAGATTAGATGAAGCCATTATTATAGAGCTTTTACCTTCTTGAATTCCGTAATCTTTTTGAAATTCTTGTTCTATTCTTAAACGTTCATCTTTAGGTATTGCAACATGTCCAGCTTGATCCTTTGATTCGTTAGATAAAATACCAATTGCTCCTTTTTTTGCCATCAAAGTATTCCTAAATCTTAAACCTAATCTAAGGTTTGATATTGGCATATATAAGTTATTTAATGGACTTTCGCCTTGTAAAGGATTTTTAGAATTTTGAATCCAAACATGGTTTATATCTTTTACTTCTAATTTCTCATTACTAGAAATAATTTCATAGTGTTGAATAATATCTTCAATATTACTTTGTTTAAACCATTTATTGAACGTTTTAATCCTTACATCATAACTTGGTAGAATAGTTAATAATAATGGATTTGATAAAGAATAAGGTTTTACCTGATATGTATATACGTTACCGTAAACACACTTATTTTCATTTAATAACCTTAGATAGTCATTACCTTTATATAATGGGTTAGGATTTTCTAAAGTATTTACTATTTCACTATTATCTACTTCTACCTTTTGACCATTTACTAACTTATAATGTTTCCATTGACCAGAAGCTAATAAATCTCCTCTTCTTTGTATTACAGCCCATAGATGCGGAGTAGTTGAATAAATATCATAAGCATCTATATTTTCAGGATCTATAAAGTCATTACCATTTAAAGATAATAGATTAACACCTTGCATTTGTGGGTTAGAATCGTATCTTTTGAATCCAAAATTGAAGCCTAAGCGTTCTGTTAGTTTAATAAACATATCTAAATTGATTAATTTTTAGTCAAAAATAACAAATATTATTTTTTTTATTTACTTTTACATTGATTAAAATATAATCAAAATGGATATTAAGAAGATTAAGAAGGAAAAACTTAAGATTATCAAAGAAACTCAAATAGTAAAGAAATGACATTTGAAGAAGTATTTAAGAATAAAGATCTAATTATTGCACAAAAGAAAAACGCTATCAAACGTGGTGATTTTGTAATGAATGTATCTTTAATTGAAGAAAAAGAAAGTGCAAATAAAGCGGAAGATATTTCTTTAAGTGTGGAAAATCCAACTGTATTACGTGCTAAATTGGTTATTAATACCACAAACGTAATTGATAGCCACATGGATTGTCATATTCAAGGTATTTGGAAGAAATCTTTACAAGAATCAAAAACTTTGTATTTATTACAAGAACATGAGATGGAATTTGATAAGATTATATCAGATTCAGTAAAAGATGAGTTAAAAGCATATACAAAAGTAATTCCTTTCAAGAAACTTGGTTTTAACTATGAAGGAAATACGGAAGCCTTAGTTTTTGATACTCAAATAAAACAAGAGGTTAATCCTTTTATGTTTGATTTATATAAAAAAGGTCGTGTATACAATCATTCTGTAGGAATGCGATATGTTAAGTTGTACCTATGTATTAATTCAAACGAAGCAGAATATTCATCTGAAAAGGAAAACTGGAATAAATACTATCCTATGGTAATTAATAAAGAAGTAGCTGACGAAAAAGGTTTCTTTTGGGCGGTTACTGAAGCAAAAGTTATTGAAGGTAGTGCAGTAATTAAAGGAAGTAATGAATTTACTCCAGTAATGGAAATTGAAATTGAGAAAGAAGCCGAGCAAATCACTTCTGAAACAAATATAAACGAGCCGTCACAAGACACTCAAAGCAACAAAAAACAACAATTTTTTATTAATCTATTAAATTAAACAAAATGAACTTTAAAAGTTTTTTAGTATCGAAAGGTATTACAGAGGAAACGTTCAAATCAATGGACGTAGAAGCAACAGCTGGATTATACAATGAGTATAACTCTTTGCTTGGTAAAAAAATTGATGAATTAGAAGCAAATAACGCTACTAAATCAGAAATGACAACTGCATTAGATGAATTGAAAAATGCACAATTAGAGCAAATGAAACAAATGAATGAAGCTCTTAAAGAAATGGGATTGAAAATTGAAGCATCTACTGAAAAGTCAGGAACTTCAAAAGGTGATTCATTAGAAGAAGTAGTTGCTAAAAATAAAGAAGCAATTGCTCAATTAAAAACAGATCGTTCTGCTCCTTGGGTTAAAATGACTGTTAAAGCAGTAGGTACAATGTTAGAAAGTGCTAACGTATCAGGTGGTAATGTACCAGTTGAACAAAGAGTAGCTGGACTTAACGCTATCGCTTCTCGTGTACCACGTTTGATGGATTTAGTTTCAAGAGGTCGTGCAACTTCAAATATCATTTCTTGGGTTTACCAACAAGGAAAAGAAGGTGCTGCTGGTGGAACTGCTGAAGGTGCAACTAAAAATCAAATTGACTTTAACCTAGTTGTAGATTCACAAGCTGTTGTTAAACGTACTGCTTTCATCAAAGTATCTACTGAAATGTTAGATGATATCGATTTTATTCAAGCTGAAATCAATAACGAGTTATTACGTGAATTGAACAAAGACATTGAGTTAACTGCTTATTCAGGTGATGGTACAGCTCCAGCAATGAAAGGTGTTAGAACAACTGCAACGGCATTTGCTGCTGGTGATTTTGCTTTGGCAATTGACAATGCAAACGAAGCAGATGTTTTAGTTGTAGCAATTAACCAAATAGCTATTGCTGAACAACCAACTCCAACTGCTATCTTAATGCACCCAACTGATGTAGCTAAATTATTAGTTATTAAAGTTAGTGCTACTGATAAACGTTATGTTGATCGTTTGTTAATGATTAATGGTCAATTATCTTTAGATGGTATTCCAATCGTTAAAACTACATTGGTAACTGCTGGTACTTACTTAGTAGGTGCTTTCAATTTAGCAACTCTTTATGATATGGGTTCTATTTCTATTGAAATGGGATTAGATGGTAATGACTGGACTAAAAACCTACGTACAATCATCGCAGAGTATAGAGGTGCAATGGTAGTTAAAAACAATGATCGTACAGCATTTGTAAAAGGTACTTTCTCAACTGATAAAGCTGCTTTAGAAACTGCATAATTATAATATAGGGAGTTGAAATATACTCCCTTAATTTTACTTAATATGGCAAAGAAAGTAGTTGAAGTAGTTAAAGAGTTAGCGTTCTATGAAGGTGTAAGATTATTTAAAGCAACTGGTTTAAATAGACACTTACCAAAAGATTTAGAAGTTGAACTAACTCATGAATTAGCATTGATATTGTTAGGGAAAAAAGCAGTTGAATTAAAATAGTTATGATAGTAGTTAATAGTGATTTTATAGGTAGATATGAATTAGCGTTAGACAAGTTTAATGTTGATAAAATTGATTACTATATTGAGAAGTACGAAAAAAAATACTTAATCCAGTTATTAGGTGTTGAATTGTATGATTTGTTTATTGCTGACTTAGATGTTAACAATGAGCCACAAACAGCAAAGTATATCACTATTTACGAAGCATTGAACTATGATAATAATGGAAGTATTGTTACAAGTGATGGTATTAAAGAAATGTTACTTGGATTTATTTTCTACCATTACACAAATGACAATACGCAACTTCAAACGCCAATAGGTACTACTAGTGCAAAAGCTGAGAATTCTAATGTATTAGGAGCTAATTACAACAACATAACACGTTTTAATGATTGTGTTGCAAGTTTTAGATCTATACAACAATACATAGAGGACAATATAAGCGATTACGCTACATATAACGGACAATATTTACCTTTTGAATACTTATTATAGTGAAAGATATTTACGACATAGTACAAGACGAGATTTTTTCTAAGTTGAATAACGAAGTTAAAATAGTTAGTGCTTCTGCTTTAAGTGGAGGAACACAAACAATTGTATTATGTGTTCAAAAATGGGTTAGAGTTGGAACATATTTAAAAGATGCAAGTAATAAGAATTGGTTAATTCAATCTATTACTGATAATGAAATAGTAGTTAAAAAACCAACTGGAGCTACAAATTTGAGTGTAAATCAAACGCTAACACTAATCGAACCTAAATTCTTATTTGGTACTCGAATAAGTGCAGATAATGAGTATAAGAAAACAAGTAATGACAACCGTAATAAGTTACCTTTAATTTGGTTAGTAGAAAATATCCGAGAAACTGAATACAACTATGGTAGTGCTATTGAAAGAGATGCTTCGTTGAGATTCTATTTTCTTGACGATAATAATCCAAAACAATATTTAAATGAAGATTATCGAAAAAATGTTGTAACTCCTATGATTGGATTAAAAGATGAATTTTTAAGAATAGTTAGATTAAATAAAATATTTCAAACTTATGAAAGTGTAGATATTAGAACTATTACAAGATTCGGAAATGAAACAGAACAAGGAGTAATTGAAAACATATTATCCGATAATCTAAGCGGTTTAGAACTCTCAATTAAATTGAGTGTGAAAAGAAAAAAAGAATGTAATTGTTAATTTAAAAAATAAAAGAAATGGCAGATTGTTTATGTGGCACAGGATTAGGTAATTTAGGTTTATCTTCTTGTGTAGTTAACAGAAATGTTACAAATAAATTATTCTTTGTGCCTGTATATGACAGCACGGGAGTAAAAAACAAATTAGATTTAACTGGTACAATTAATGAAGCTACTATTACAGCTTTAATTAATCAATCAGATGCTTCTAAACGTTGGTATTTATCTCCAGTATTTGAAAACGTTGTTAAAGCAACAGCAGATACTACATTTGAAGAAGCACCTTCACAACGTAAAAAAAGAATTAAAGCTGGTAAAAAATCTTTCAGTGCAGAGCATTGGGATGTATCTCCACAATTAGAAGGAAAATACAACGAGTACCTTTGTGGTGGTTGGGGTGTTATTGAACTTGATATTGATGGTAATATAATCGGTAAAAAAGTTGGTACAGATTTATATCCTATCCCAGTCGATGGAGATTCTTTTGATGTGAAATATGTTGATCCAACGGATGCAGCAACTTCTAAATTAATGGTATCTTTTGATTACAATCGTTTAATGAAATCTGAAGAGTTATGGTTAATTTCTGCTGAAGAAATTGGAGCTGATTTGAATGATCAAGATGGATTGAAAGATGTAGAGTTAGAATTTGTTTCTAAAACTTCTACTCAAGTTGTTGTAAATGCAACTTTATCTTATGGTACAGCAGTTCAATTGTTGAAAGTTAAAGGTTTATTAGCTGCAGATTTTGCACTTTATAACAATACTTTAGGAGCTTCTCATTCAATTACAACTGTAACTGAAGGAACTGGAGCAAATGAAGGTCAATATACTATTACTTATGTTGCTATCACAGGTTCAGTTGATAATTTAACTTTATCAATGGCAAAAGATGGTTATGTAGGTAAATTAGACTATGTTGATGCTTAAAATTTAATCAATGATTAAAATATAATCAAATTAGGGTAGTTAATAGCTACCCTTTTTTTATTTTTGTTGTATGGTAGATTTATTTCAAACGGATTTAGGCATAATTACAAAAAATGCAAAGATACTTAACGAGGTAAGTGCTTGGATAAATTCATTTGACATTCAAATTAAAAATGAAATTATATACCTTATTCAATATGAACAATTAATTAGTAAAGGTATTGATGCAAAAGGTAAAGTAATAGGTTTATACAAACCATTTACAGAGCAATTAAATCCATTAAAAAAAGCTGGTGAACATTATACTTTATTAGATACAGGAGAGTTCTTTAAATCTATGTTTATTGATGTAATGCGTGATAGTATAATAATTAATGGTAACGGTCAAAAAGATAATGAAAATCTATTTATTAAATTTGGTGATGATATCGTAGGTTTAACGGATGACAATAAAGAAAAATTAGCTGATTTATTACTAGAAAAATATATAAACTATGTTAGAGAAATATTACAAATCGGTTGATGAAATACCTTTGTTTAATTGGATAGAATGTACACAAGGTAATTTTAACTATGTTTTACATGATGAAAACAACACAACTAAAATAGAAAATTCAAAACTAGAAGAAATATTTAATACTATTTTTGATAGTTACATACAAAAAAACGGTATTTCTAAAACATATGAAAGGTTATTGAAATTGATCCGTAAACGTGCTTTGTTACAATTAGATTATACTATTAATTTGGATAGATTTAATTTAACTAAAATTGAGTTGTGTGATGCAGAAATAGAAACAATGAAGAAAAGTACCGATAGAGGTATAAGTATTCAGGAAACGCTTGTAATACTATCTAAATGGATAGGTTACAGATTAGATTGGAAAGTAATAAGTAAAGGAGAGTTTGATACTATCCTAAAAACATATACAAACGATAAAAAGCAAGAAAATGGCGAAAAAAATACTATCTAGTGATATAATAGAGCAAAATATATTTAAAAATACTATTAAAAGTGCGGATGAGTTAATTATTAAATTGACTGCATTAAATACCGAGTTTAAAACAGTTGCTGAAACTACCAAAGAGGTAATTAAATCTAGTAAATTTGATTCTGTTAAGTCTTTAAATGATTTCACAAAAGCAACTGAACAAGCTACTAAGTTACAAAAAGCACAATTACAAGTTCAAAATGAATTAAACAAAGCTCTAGGATTAAAAGCTAAAATAGAAGTTCAATTAGAGAAAAGCGAAACGGAAAGAACACGTAGAACAATTTTACAAACAAAAGAGCAAGAAAGACAAGCTAAAGCAACTGAAAGAGAGATAAAATCTCAATCTATGCTTGAAAGTCGTTACGCACGTGTTAATAGTTGGCTTAATAAATTACGTGCTGAATATAGAGATTTAGCTATAAAAAAAGAGTTAGGTTTATCTTTAACTGAAAAAGAAGAGTTAAGATATTCTACTTTGGAAAAACGTATTCAAACATACGATAAAGCTTTAAAAGGTGTTGATGCTTCAATGGGTATTCATAATCGTAATGTAGGTAATTATAAAAGTGCTTTTGATGGTTTAGGATTCTCAGTTACTCAATTAGCACGTGAGATGCCAGCTTTTGCGAATTCGTTACAAACTGGTTTCATGGCAATATCGAATAACTTACCTATGTTATTTGATGAGTTGCAAAAAATTAAAAAAGCAAATGTAGAACTACAAGCTACCGGACAACCAACAACAAGTGTATTTAAACAATTAGCTGGTGCAGTTTTTAGTTTTCAAACATTATTATCAGTTGGTGTTACATTACTTACTATTTATGGAGCTAAAATAATTGATTGGGTTAGTAATGCTTTAAATCCAGCAAATAAAGAACTTGAAGAACTTAATAAAAAACAAAAAAGAATTGCAGAAGAACAAAAGGCACAAGCTGAATTTGTAGGTAAAGAAAGTTCAATGTATGTTGGGTTGTTATATGCTTTAAAGCAAACAAATAAAGGTAGTAAAGAAAGAGCTGAATTGATTAAAACAATTAACGATCAATACGGAACTACTTTAAAAAATCTACAAGATGAAACTAAATTTCAAAATCAATTAAATACTTCAATTGAAAAGTATATTGAATATCAAAAAAACAAATTTACTTTAAATAAAAATGAGGAAAGAAGACAAATTATACTAGAAAAGCAGTACGAAAATGATATTAAAATACGTGAAAAACGTGAAGAAATAGAAAAACGTGAAGCAGAAGCAAGAAGTAAAAGATTTGGAACTGAAAGTTTTTATGCAAAACAAAGACTTGAAAAAGCAGAAAATGAATTAACTGTATTAGAAGATAATGCAAGGTATTATGATAGAAGGTTAGAAGTGTTAGCTAAAACTGACTTAAAATTAAATGGTTTAAATAAAACATTTGATAAACAAAAAGATATACAAGACAAAGGAGTTAGTTCGCAAAAAGAACTTAATCTTTATACTTCTAGATACTTGGAAATTTTAGCTAAAATACAACAATATAGAAATCAAGTTAGAGAAACAGAATTACAGGACCAGTTAAATAAAGAAATACAAAAAAAAAAAGATAGTATTTCACAAATTGGAGTACCTGAAAACAGTAAAATTGAATCTATTTTACAACAACAATTAGATTTTAAATTAGAAGCACTAAAAAAAGAATATAAAGCAAATCAAGACGTTAGAGAAGAAGAATTTAAACAAGAAAAAAAGAAATTAGAACAAAAAAGAGATACATATAAAGTAGGTACTGAAGAATATAAAAAGTATCAAGAATCTATTAATGATTTAGAAAAAGATTATAAAAAAGAAAATGAATTTTTAACTGAACAAAATGCAGATAATAAATTAAAAATAGAGCAAGATTATAAAAAAGAAAAACAAAATATAGATAAAGAATTATTTGAAACATGGGAAGAATACCAAACAAGACAGTTAGAAACGCAAAAAAACAATGCTGAAAAACAATTACAACAGCAAAAAGATACTTTTCAAAAGTTAGATCAATTAGCTAAATTTTCAGCAGATTACTTCATTGCTCAATCTGAACGTAAAATAAATGCTATTGACAAACAAATAGACGCTTTAAACAAACAAAATGATTACATGAAGGATTTAGCAGCTAGTGGAAACATTACTGCTCAACAATCACTTGCACAAAACAATAAATTGATTCAAGATGCTAATAAAGAGAAACAAAAAGAGCTTAAGAAACAAGAGAAAATAAAACTTGCAATGACAGTATTTGACGCGTATAATGCTAACTTACAAAGTAAAGAATTAGGCGGTCAAAACGCACTAGTAAAAACAATCAAAGATGTTAGTTTACTTCAGGCGTTTATAAACTCTTTACCAGCATTTATGGAAGGTACTGAAGATACAGGATTAAATGGTAAAGGATTAGATGGAAAAGGCGGTTTCTTATCAGTATTACATCCTAATGAAAGAGTTGTGCCAAAGCAATTAAATGAAAAAATGAAAGGAATGACTAATTTAGAATTGTCTAACTTAGCGGATGACTATTTAAGAGGTAACGTTATTAAACAAGATACAGTTATAAATACTAATTGGAGTACAGAATTAATAGTTTCAAAATTGGATAGCTTAGAAAAGGCTATTATAAATAAAGAAGAATATAAAGCAGAAGTAGGTGAGATAATCGGAGGAGTTATGCACGTAGTTGAGACTATTAAAACTAAAAACCAAAGAGTAAGAAATATCACTAGGATATAAAAAAAAGGTAGCCGACAAGAACTACCTTTTAAACGTAAATAATAATCAAATGTCAACCATGACGACACAAATATATAAATAATTATGAGACATTTTATAGCAAATAAAGAAATTACACCAATAAATACTTTTGATATTGGTATTAATGTGAATTTTGAAGGTACAGTAGATCAAAACAAATTAACTACTGATACAATTAAAGTCAATCGAGAAGCATATACATTAATACAAAATCATTTACTAGTTAAAAGTTTTTTAGAAGGTTTAGATTATAAAGTTGAGTTTGCTACTGGTAAAGAATTGAATTTTGCTATTGACTTTACAAATAGTTTTAGAGACTTTGGTAATGAGTGCGAATTTAATTTACGTGCTATAAAGTCACACGATCATTTCTTTGATGATGCACAAGGATTAAGTTTTGAATTAGTAAATACTAAAATAAAATTCACAGGGTTTCAAGTAGGTTATCAAGTTATACCAAAAGATGCTGTTGCACAAGCTTTAATTACTTCTGTATCGTTATTTATGATATCAATGGCTTTAGCGGATAAAGCACGTGAATTAGCTAAAACAACAAAAGAATTTAGTTCAGCTGTTGCATACGCACCATTTGCAATTCAAGGTAAAATAGCTGAAGCTGCTGTTCAATTAATAATAGAAATAGCATTTACAGCTATATTGTTATTTCAGGCTGTACAGCTTGTAAAAAGATTATTTAATTTGATTTTCCCACAAGTAAGATATTTAAATGCTTGTACAGTTAAGGAATTATTAGAAAAATCATGTTCTTATTTAGGTTATACCTTTAAATCTACAATATTTGACAATAACTATAATAATATTGCAATTTTACCTATACCACAAAATACAACTAGTCAAAAATGGTACGAGATATTTCAAAATGATATTACTTTAAAATACAATAAATGTTATCCAAGTGCAAGTGATGTTACTCCAACTTTAGGAACTTTATTAAATCAAATGCAAATAATGTTTAATGCAGATATTAGAGTAGTAGATAAAGAAGTGCATTTAGAAAGATGGGATTATTGGCAAAACTCAAATAAACTATCTTTAAAACAACCTATGAATGTTCAAGAATTACGTAAAAACGTATTCACTTTTGATACTTCTAAATTGTTTAAAAGATATTATATACATTATTCAACTGATTATTCCGATCAAACAACACTAGATAATTTTGAAAACACAAACGCTGAGTACTCTCAGGATTTGATTTCAGGTGCTACAAATGAATTTAATCTAATTAAAGGACTAACAGATGTAAATATACCATTTGCACGTGCTAAAGCAAAGACTTACCAAAGTTGGTTAGAAAAAGAATTTGTTAAGTTGTTTAAATTGGTTGATAAATTAGCTGGTACTAATTATGCGTACAAAAAAGATAAAAAAGGTTATATAGTAATTACGGAGCAATTTTTCTCTATAACTAAGATATTTATGTGGGATGGAGTTGAAAAAGTAAGTCAAACAAATGAATATAAGTTAAACGCATCTAATATTTGGAATAATTTTCATGTGATTAACTCTTTAGAAAACAATCAATATATCATTTATGAAAACGTTAAGATTCCAATGACTGGGAGTGAATTTTTAGATATTTATAGAAATAATTACGTGAATATAGAAGGTACTATTTGTAAAATTATTACTCTACAATATTTCGATAAAAAGAATTTTGCTATAATTTCTTTCAAAATGCCAAAAAATTTGATTAAAAACTCGTCAAAACTCACAAAGTTATATTAATTTTATAGCATGGATATTTCACTATTAAATAACTTATCTGAACAAATAGAAAGTATTGCTAAGAATATGAATATTCAGATTCAATCAAAATTAAATGATGAGAATCTAAGCAATGAGGATAAAGAAGTAGCTTTAAACCTTATGAATACATCAAGTGATGTTATTAATGCTTTAAAAAACAAGGATATTAACAAATTAACAGATATTTACAATGCCTGTAACACTAGTAAGTAATCTATATACGGATGTTTACGGTAATACTTCAAGTTATTACAAAGCAAATGCAGGTGATACTGTTTCTGTTAAACATACTATTAGTACAGAAATATATATAAGATCAACACAAAGCAATTCAATGTCAATGAATGCTATTGATGGTACAATTGTACAATCACAAGGTTCGTTTATAGATGAAGGATTTAGAGCTGGTCAAACATATGTATTTAAAGATGTAAACAACTCAAATGTAGTTACTGCAACTTATACAGGTACAATTATTTCTGTTACTGATTTACAATTAGTAGTTACTGGATTACCTAATGTGAACAATTCAAGTTCTCAAGGTTCTATTTGGTGTATATTTGTTGAACAAACTAGAAAATCTATTGAATTAGGATTAAATTTCGTTGAAAATGAAAATCCAAATCCATCATTAGAATCTTTAATTGATGGTGAAACTATTAGATTTGTATATAATTCTGTAGATACTTTAACTGTATCTTCTCAAGCAAATTTAACACAAGTAGGTAAAAAATCAGGTGGATATGCTGTTTCAAATTGCAAAATAAAACGAATAGCTGATACTGTTAATCCTTATGGTTTTACTCACAATAGACAAAATTTTGAAATAACATACGATATTATATTTATAGGTGCATTTGTTGAAGATGCCTTTATAGGTGTTGAGTGTTTAAAATTATATTCAAAATTACAATTTAAAGTTAATGTTGGTGAAACTTTTGGTGTAACAACTATTAATATACAAGATAAAGCAGATACTGGATGGTTTGATACTGGTTTTAATAGTGAAATATCAAATGTTATTTCTTATACTACGGATGCAAACGAATTATATTATAATGAGTCAAAAAATATAATTTTCACAATTACGACAAATACAACTAGTATATCAACTATACAAATTGGTGGATGTTATATTACTTTAGATGAAAATCTAAATTTAAATAAAGCAGAATCACAAGAAAGTTATTTACCTTTTGTTAAATCCCCTTTATGGAATGCTACTAATATAGATGATTATGTTAATAGCTCTTCTGATTTTTTTACTATTGCTTTAAGAGATTTTAGTTATGTAGATGCTGGTGGTAATAGAACTTTTACAATTGAAATAGAATTTTTGCCTTATTATAACTCTTTAAATAGATTTGGTAAATTTATTGAAGGTAGAGGAGATTCTGACAGACTATTTTATATTTGGTGTAAAGTTGGTAATACAAATGTTTTAGTATATGGTAACCAATTAGAATATAAACAACCAGTTGGTGTATTAATTACTCCTGACTTTTCAGCGTATGTAAATCATGATAACAACCAATTATTCAAAGATTTATCTGAGCCTACAGAAAATTTGGATATAAATGTTCATGATAATATAGCTGTTATTTGTGATTTTGATTTTTCAGCATTAAATACTTTAGGAAATGTAATAGGAAAAATAGTATGTTATAATACTGCAAATGACTCTGAATTTGTACTAGATTCAATAACATACGATTGTAGTAATCAAGATCCGAATAACTGGGTAGAATTAAGCCAAAATTTATCATATAGCTTACCACTTACATCAAACAAACAAGTATCTTATTTAGCTTTAAAAAATGCTGTATCGCATGATTCTTATACATTAAGGTTATACTATCCATTTATGGTTAGATGGGAAGATTATTTAACTGAATTTGAAGCTAATAATTATTTTAAATCGCAAAATAAAGCTACTAAAAACTGGGTAAACTATCAAAATGGAACGTATGAACTTAGATTTAAATTAGAAATTGAACGTAATGGAGTGTATGATTATTTTTACAAAGATTTAGTTATATATGATTATGATGATTCAACAATTACATCTAATATAAAAATTTACGATTCAACCGGTACAAAAGAATATAATACAATTATACAAGGTAATATCTATCTAGTAAAGGCTACTCATGTACATCCTACTTCATGGAGTGGTTATCCTTGGGGAGATATAACCATAGAGCCACAAAACGGCAAACCAATGCAATTAATGTCAACGGAAATAGATTGCGATAAAAACAATGCTTTATACGGAATAAATAATGATAGACTTCAATATAGTTTAGTTTCTGCTGATACCATAGAACTTACTTGTTTATTAGATACTAATAAAGTAAATTATAGTTTTATGATTACTAGTAAAATAAGTGAAGATGGTCAAGATAATAATCACTTAGAAGAAACTAAATTAATGGAAGATGGTACTATTAAATTAATGGAAGATTTAACAACTAAAATAACCGATTAAAAATGGGAAAAAAAATAACACAATACCCTAATAACGTTTCAGTTAATCCTGATTTAAACTCTTTATTAGATTTAAGTGAAAAAACTGGAACAACTACTTTTGAAAGTAGAAAATGGACTTTAACAGCTTTTAAAACATGGGTTAATAGTTGGGTAGTTGCTGGATCAGTAGCATGGAGTTCAATTACAGGCAAACCTACAACTTTAAGTGGTTATGGTATTACAGATGCTGTAGATGGTAGCGGAACAACTGACTACGTTCCTAAATGGACTGATTCTAATACTCTTACTGATTCATCTATTAGAGAAACTAGCGGTAAAGTAGGAATAAATACTACCCCAGTATCTACAGCACGTTTAAAACTTGCTGAAACAGATGGTACAACTCCATTAAGAGCTGAAAATAATATAACTTCTACTTCATCAAATGCTACAGTAGGTTCATTTCAAAATGATGCCGTAAATAGTGCAATTAATTATGGAGTGAATACTTTAGTTCAAAATAGTTCTAATACCAATATAGGTGTACAAGGTAGAGCAATTGGTTCTGGAACTTCATATTCAATAGGTGGTCAATTTAGTGCAGAGGGAACAACTACTAATAAATATTCTGTTAATTTAAAAGATGGTACAGAAGGAGTAGCTGGAAGATTTCTGCGTAATATGGACACTGATGGAAATGCAAATTGGTCAAATATTGTTATTTCTGATGTTAATTCATTACAAACTAGTTTAGATGCTAAATTTCCTCTTAATCCAAGGATTCAAACATTTACTAGTTCAGCTACAGTTACTCCTACATCTACAAATGATTTAGTAACAATTACAGCGCAAGCTACTGGACTTACACTTGCTAATCCTACTGGTACATTCGTAGAAGGTCAATCGTTAATGATTAGAATAAAAGATAATGGTACAGCTAGAGCAATTACTTTTGGTGCTGACTATAGAGCAATTGGAATAACTTTACCTACTACTACTGTGATAAGTAAAACAATGTATCTTGGAATTAT